TTAGGAACTCTAATTAATTTTGCCGTTTTATATTTTGCATTACTAACTTCATATTCAATTGTATCTCCAACTTTAGCTTCGAATTTAGTAAAAAATGTATATTCGCCCCCTTTTTCTAAAACGACTTTCCATTTTGGGCGTTCTTTGTAAAAGCCATCGTCTGTTATTTTAAGTACCTTATCTTTCATTTTCCCAAGTGTTTGTTGTAGTATAGCCTTTCGAAGTTTTATATTCAATAAACTCTTGTTGAGATTTTACTTCTAGTTTAGCTTCTAATACTTCTACTTTACCCGATAAAATTGATACTTGATTTTGCAAGGCGTCTATCCTTGCTCTTAAATAATCACTCATATTTTAAAAGTTTTAAAGTTTCTATAAAGCTAATTTATGAAATATATTTGATAAATAAAAGTAAAGGGGCAAGAAAAATTCCAACCCCTTTTGAAATAAACAATAAAACTTCCTTATGAGAAGTGAAACAAATATACTATTTTAATTTTGATAATTTATCTTTATATCTATTAATTATATCTTCAATATCATAATTCATTAGCTTTACTACCTTTTTTGCTAATCGCATTAGCTTTTCGCTTGTACCTTTTCCGTATTTTTTATCAAGATATAAACCAAATTTATATTGTTCTCCATAATTAAACACGTTGCATCTTGCACACTGAACTTGACAATTTGTTTCATCCCACCTAGTATTATAGAATTTACGGCTTTGAAAATGTCCGCATTGTAATTTTTTCCAATGATCTACTTTACCACAAGTAAAACATTCAGTTACGCCAAGCCCGTTTGCATAACGCTTTCTAATATATTCGCTGAAAACTTTATCGGCTTTTTTAACAAGCTTGGATCTTGTTAATTTTCTTTTCATTATCCTTGCAGACTATCTCTTAATAACGATCTACCTAAATCGTAGTCGTATTCTTTAATAATTCTAAATATAAATCTTGAAGTGAGATCAGCTTGATACCACTCTTGTTTTGTGCTATCAATACCCATATTACAATACTGATTAGCATTCAACTCAAGTAGCTTATCTACTTTCGTTTTTTTATTTATATTCTGCCGGTTTTTTATATTTATTGCTTGTTCTCTATACATATCATTTATTTGCTCACTTAAATCAAAACTTGATTTTTTCATAATTTTTTAATAACTTCGTTAATTAAAGATAATATATTTATTCGCTTTTCAAAAAAGCGATAATAATTTGTAATAAAAAAGGCGTATTATATTATTTTTTAATCGCTTGAAATTTCTCCGCACCCCGACTTCCAAAATAAGCTATATATACTGTTACTAATAGAGTTTGCAACAGATCTATCCATTCTGCTCCAACGTTAAATTGTATTTCCAAACTATCTAATAATATCAATATAACCATACTTAAAGTTAGAAACATAAGTGAAATTGGTCTAGTGTTTTTTGACAACCAACTATCACTTGTCATATCTGCCTGCCAACGTTTGCTAACTTCTTGCATTTCCACCATATCTTGTTCTAATAGCTTCAAAGCCATTTCTTTATCTTGTGGTGGTAAATTTTCATCTTTTGTTATTAGATTTTTTACAATACCTAATACTCCTTTATCCGGCAATGCATCGCCAATATTGTCTATTATATTAGATCCAGTTCCTAATAAAAACTTTCCGACTTTAGTTTCTTTGAATTTTTTTTTGGGCTTGCTCATATAATTTAATTATACTTATTCCTATAATTGCTATTAATATAATTGTAAATATATTAGGGTGTGATTCGCCACATAGCCCTAAAAAGTGTTTTAAATTTTCCATAATTATTTTCTACCTTGTCCTCTATATTTTTTTTTAAAAGCGTTTTGTTTTCTACTTGCATTTTTGCTATGAACGTTAGGGCGTTTCTTACGCCTTTTCTTTACGTAGGTATATACAAGCTTCCTTGCCATTAGATCTGCTTGCTAATCCACTCGTATTCGCTTTTAGCGTCAAAACTTGGACAAGCTTTACTGCTAAAATCTCTATGCCCATAAACAACTGCTTTTGGATATTGTAATTTTAAGCTACATAATAATTCTTCTAATGCTTCTTTTTGTTCAATTGTCCTTGTATCTTTTGCAGTCCATCCACCCTCTTTATTTCTTTCGGCTTCAACTCCACCAATATAACAAATTCCTATAGAACAATAATTTTCTCCTTTTGTGTGTGCACCCGTTTGTTCAATTGGTCGTCCCTCATTTATCTCGCCATTAAGTTGTATAACGAAATGATAGCCTATGTCTCTCCACCCTCTTTTCAAATGCCATTTTCTAATCGTATCTACACTATAATCTTTTCCCTCTCTCGTTGCTGAACAATGAACAATTAGTTTAGTTATTGATCTCATTTAATTTTTCTAATTCATTACTAAATTTCTCTATATCTTCTTCCGTAAGAATATCTTTATTGTTTAATAAATCAATTAGCTGACTTTTTCTATTCCACATAAAATTTGCCATTATGATAATGTTTTGTCGGTTGTGCTTGCAAATGCAGTAGCGTTAATTAGTTTATATTTAATCTTTAAATAAACATTGTAATTTGGTCGAGTTTCCATAACTCCATTTCCTGGTCTGTTTAAATTTTTCAAAAATAATTGTGGCATAAAACCGGCTCTAAAAGTTAGTGTTTGGTTTTCTGTTACTAAATCATATTTTAAAGTTTTGTTTGTAACATACAATCCGTCGTTTTCTCTATACTCGCCTAAAGACATATTCCAAATTTGTGCCGGATCTAATTGACCGGTTGTAATATATATATACGGCTCCTCGTCTGTTCCACCATAACCTCCACGAACTGGTGGGTAATTAGGTTGATCTGTAAAGATTTGAGCCCGTCTTAAATACTGAACTTCAGTTATCACAACTATTTGTGCTGCTCCTATTGTAAAATTAAATAAGTTGCCGGCTCCTTTCCAACCCGATCCACCATTGTTTGCACCCCAATAGCTTGGACTAATTTGTATTGTAAATATCTTTTCATCTTCAATTAAATTTCCCTCACTACCTACTGCAAGAGTATATTTTGGATTCCACTTGTAAGCATTATCAGGATCTGTTTTTTGTGCCATTGTAGGAACGTTTCCCGTACCGGAACTTAAAGTTGAACTGCCATAATTGCCTAGTTTAATTGAATTATTAAAACCAACAGTCTCAATTGCTCCATTATGAAAATTTACTCTACCGGCTATTTTACCTGCTCCATTACACTCAAAAGCTATATCTGGGTTATTTGTCCTTATTCCAACTCTTGCAGTTGAACCAGTTACAAGAACATATCCACCAGTAACATCTACTCCGTTTGATGCTTGTATATTTGCCCCTTGTATATTTCCTTGTGCTTGAACATTCCCTGCAGTAACAAGTCCATTTGCGAAATCTCCCGATCCGTCTGATTGCACATCTTCAGTAAAGAAAACTTCACTTTCTACTTGTATTGCATCTTGCTGGTTTCCAGTCGTATTACTGATTTGATCAACTTTTAGTTCGTTCTTTATAGTTGTGCTTCCCAAAGTATCTCCGGTTTTTCCTTTGATCTCGGTCAAATCACTTTTTATTACAGTCTCCGTGCTAGTGTCAATTAATAACTCGGGTGTTGTTATTGATAAATCTCCGTCTTGATCCTCAATTTCAGCCGTTTTAACTTTGTCTGCCGTAAGATCTCCACTAATTGTAGCCCCATTACTTGTTTTCCCTAAACTTAATGCACTTGTATTGCCAACTCCGTCCTCAATACTCGTTTGCCCCGAACTTGGTAGCCCCGTTGTACTATCGGAAGTTTTTAATAGTCCGTCATAAGTGTCTTTAATTTTATTACCAGTAAGTGTGCTCATTTTTTATTTTTTAATTTTTGTTTCTTAATAAATTTGTTAAGCAATTCAACATTCTTTTTTTTCGGTTTACTCTTTCTTTTCATAAACTCAATAGCGTTATTTCCAAAATGTCCTATCATAATACCCAACCTTGAAAAGTAGCATCACGATCTGGGTACATATCTTCATTTTGATTTTGATTATACTCCGGATATTTAGAATTATTAAAATTCATAAAGTCGATAAATCTCCTTGTATAAAATTGAGCAAATTCTCTATGACGATCCACTAATGTATTTATTTCCTCTACGCTTGCAGTTGATGAATTTTCGCTGCTTTGTTTAAACACTCCTCCATTACTAACTTGATAAGCTGCAAAAGGCAAATAATCAACCATTGCAAAATGAATTAACATATCTTTTAAATAGTTGTTAATCAAATCTTTATAGTCTGAATTTACTGCATCATTAATTGTTCCGTCACTTATTAGAACGCCTAATTTATCGTAAAGTTTTCCACCTAAATAATTTTGAATATGAATCTGTTGAGCAATTTTAATAAAGTATATAAACTTATCTGCATCAACTGATCCGTCAATCAGTGTATTTTGTTTTAAATCTTTTGTTGTTATGAATAAAGCCGTTGCCATTTTTTATCTCCTTTTTTTCGTTTTACCTTTTTTCGCTTTTGATTTAACACTAGCTATCCAATTTGGGTGGTGTCCTCCATACTCGCCCATATCTACCGGTGCAATACTACTATCTCTAAAACCATATGGTGTTGGCATATAAGTTTTAGGAATAGATCCCGTTTCTTGATAGTTTCTTAAATACTTGCTCGGCTTTGTTTTGTCTTTTAAGCGATATAAGACGGCTTCCCAAACGTGATGACAATATGGTCCACCTTTCCAACGAAACAAGTCGTAAGGGGCTTGTTTGTGTCCGAAACGCTTATTTACGCCTTTTCTACTTGCTTCATCTATATCTTCAATTCTATATACTGCCGGTTTCCCGTCTGATCCTCTACGCTTCATCATATTTGTGCAAAACTCTCTTGAGTTACCACTTGCCCTTACTTCCTTATATCTATATCTAACCTTGTAAAAAGATTTATCTAAATAACTAAATGTATTCTCATTTTTTTTAGCGTTCCTTGGAATTACTTTACCGGCTAATTGTTGTAATAAATTTTCTTTCGGCTCGATACAAATTGTAGCCCAATCCTCGTGGCTCATCATATCTTCTGTAACATCTCTTTTATCAACAAATTGCCATTCATCTGTAATGTTATCTGCTTTTAAAAGATCTAAAATGTTTCTCCCGTCATCATCTGATAATTCAATAGGCTCTTCAGACATTTTTACTCCGGTTTCTTCCTCTTGTGTTTCATCGTCTACCAATTCGCTATCTATTTCTGTAAACTCTAGAGGTTGTAGAGTTCTAAAATAAAGGTTTAGTGATATTCCGTTTACTGCCAAAATTCTATCAAAAGCTTCAATTAACATTTCTTGAAATGGTCTAATTACAGTATTATCCATAAGCGTTGAAGCGACTTTTAGCTCGTCTGCATTATTACCTAGTCCCGTTTGATCTTTAATTCCTAAAAGCATTGGAGATACAACCCTATGAGATACCATTATTTTTTTCATTGATTCGCTTGATAAAAACTCATATTGTTGGTGGGCGTCGCTTAATTGTACTGCTTCAATAGAAGCTTCATTATCTTTACTATCATTAAATGAAAGAATGAAACGACCTGCATTGCTAGATCCGGAATATTTTTCATAAATTCTCCTTTCAATTAATTCTCTTTCCTCCTCATTTGGTATTCCGTTATTAAACGAAATTAACATTGAAGGGGCTAAACCATTCAGTATATTCGAATTATGATAATTTGCTATTTCCTCCTCTAATTGACAATACTGTAAACCACCTTGATAATCTACTGGACTAAAATAATAGTGTCCCGCAACATAAGGTTTTACATAAAGGATCTCGATGCTTTCGTTACTACATTGAAAAGCCGGTATTTTAGTAGGCTCATCTCCCCTTTTGATATTCGCCCAATCGTGATGATAATAAAAAGCTTTTACTTCCCCGTCATCTTCATCGCATTTTTCCATTGCTAAAGTTTCAACGGGCATATGCTCTACTTTTGCAATTCTCTTTCTATCTTTTGAATAAATAATTTGGATCGCACATTGTCCCATTAGCTTTAAATCATATACAAGTTTTCTAATGCAATCTGCTTTTAACAAGCTTATCATTTGTGCATACTCACTCGGTTGTTTATTGCTATCTGTAGCATCTAAACCTTTTCCGTAAATCATTTGGCTTATTCCGTTTACAATAGCATTGTTTGTTGGACTGCCGGAATATCTATCTAATAAATATCTAAAGTACTCATTGTTATCTCCGTATGTTACAAAATCTTTTGTCTTTTGCACTTTTATATCCGGTGATACGTAGTTTGCTAAATTAACAATGTTTATTTTGCCTTGTTTTTTCTTTCTCATATTATTATATAATCGTTATTGCTAGTGCTATTTTCAGTATATTCTGAATCGTTTATCGAATAGGTATCATTAGCCACTTGATCTATCGTTTGATCGGTAACAAATATCTTATCTTTGTAAACACAAAATAAATCTCCTCCACCTGCCGGTCTGTCAAAAACTTTAAATGTATAATATCTCCCCTCTTTCAAGCCGGAAATTTGTAATGATAATCTATGATAATCTCCTTGTTCAGCAAACCCTACACTATATGATAAATTTTGTTTTGTAATATCGTCTGTTACTTCAATCAAATTATCTGTATTGCTCGTATCTGTATTAAATGGTCGTTTAATAATAAATACATTAGAAGCGTCATTACTTGTTGTTCTTACAATCATATCTATATAACGTAAAAATAAAGATTTTTTGCAAAAAAAAAGCAACCTTACGGGGTTGCCTTCTTTCCAAACTAATCAAATTATGAAAAAACTCTCTTAAATATCACTTATATCTGATCCAGTTACCACTGTTATACCTACTCCACTAAAACCACCTTTCAAAAAGTTCGCCGGTTTCTTTTCCATTCCTTGTAGAGTTAATGAGTATCCACTCATATCACCCATCGCTGCTCCAGTCGCAACAGTACCCCCGTTTACATCACAACCAAACTCTAA